GGCGGCTCCGTCACGGACACCGCGGCCGCCACGGTCATCGCCTCGGACTCCGGGTCCTCCGACCCGTGCCCGCGGATGCCGCTCCGGGACTCCGACTGGGTCGCCCTCGGGCTCTCCCCCTGGGGGACCTACGGGGGACTGCAGGAGGGCACGGGCTCCCTGGTGCTCAGCGGCTCGGCCGGATACACGCTGGCCCCGACCAACTCCCCGCTGTACTCGCAGGCCCTGGCGAACTGGACGAGGAAAGCGGTCTCGCTCCCGGCCAACGCCGCACTCAGTGCCTCGACCGGCCAGGGTCCCTCCGCCGCGGCCACCAGCGTGGCCTCCCTCGCGTACGTCGCCACCACGACCACGCCCACCGGCTCGGCCAACGTCCTGACGGTCTCGGCCAACGCGGCGGGCCTGCGGGTCGACCACCTCCCGACGGACAGGCTGGCGATCCGGGTCGGCGGGACCTCCGCGACGTCGAGCGTCGGGTACACCTCGGGCTCGGCCTACCCACTCCTGATCGTGCATGACCGGACCCACTCCACGACGATCGCCTACACCGACCGGGAGGCCATCAGCGGGACCTTCGCGGCCGTCGTGGACGGCGGGAAGGGGCTCGGGGCGGTCTCGGGCACGGCCTCGGGGGACCCGGGGGCCCGGTACGTCTACCACGCGACCTGCACCGGCTCGGTCGCCGAGATCGGGGCCGTGGGCGTACGCAACCTGCTGACCGCTCTCGGGTGGACCCCGACGGGCTATTGACCGTGGACCGGCAGGGACACTGAGGAGCGCCGATGTTGACCAACGAGGAGCTGGCCGTGTCGATCGCCAAGATCGAGGAACGTGTCGACGGGATGGCCGACGACGTCCGGGAGATCCGGGACTGCATCGTCGGCAACGGCCTCCGCCCGGGGCTGGTGGAGCGGACCACGGTCGTGGAGCAGCGGGTCATCGGGACCGAGTCCCGCCTGACCGCGCTCGAGGGGGTCGGTCGGGAGCAGTCCAAGATGTCCTGGAAGGCCCTGATGGCCGTCATCGCCCTCGCCACGACCCTGGCCGCGATCATCGGCGAGCTCATCAAGCACCTCTCGTAAGACGAGGGATTCATCCCCTTAGCGTCAGATCTCGGTCCACGGTCCCCCGTCCACCGAGACGTACTCGTGCTGGATGTCCCAACCCTCGTAGCCGCTCCACTCGTGGAGGTCGAGGGTTAGGGTGTCGTCCGAGCCCGCGGCGACGACGTCCGCCGAGCACTCAGTGGTGGTCCCGACGTTCGGAGGCCAGTCCGGCGGCCTGACCCCGGGCAGGCAGGGGACCCCGCCGTCGATCGATAGGGTCGCCCCGTCGGCCAGGCCGCCGTTCCCGTTGTTCCCGGTGGTCCTCACCGCCACCCGATGGGGTCCCGCGGATGCCGAGTACGGGGTGACCTGGCGGACGTCGATCGCCCACGAGACGAAGGCCCCGGGGGCATGGACCTCGGGGACCGGAGCGTCCGGGATCGAGTCCAGGGGGGAGTCGACCGCCGCGTCGGGCGGGGAGTCGACCGCCGCGTCGGGCGGGGAGCCGGACCCGACGTCCGTCGGGTCCGACGACAGGGGGGCGCTCGCCGTTCGGGTGGTGGGCGAGCATGCGGCCGCGAGGGCCATGACCAGTGTGACGTTCCTCATCGCTGTCAGTCCTTTCGTTCAACGGGCGCTGCCGCCCGACTCGTCGGTCCGAGCGGGGAGGCCCACTCACTCCAGCAGCGGCTCCGCCCGGTAACAGGCCTCCCCGCTCGGTCCGATGAGCCGGAAGCTCCGACCCTCCTCGATCGCGGTCACGAAGGCCTGCCACTCCGGGGCATCGCATCCCATCGACTTGGCGTCGGCCAGGGCCCACCGGTGGGCGGCCTCGACGGTGGCGAGGTAGTCGAGGCCGCTCCGGGTGGAGCGGACGATGATGGACCGGCTCACGGGACACTCCCGTCCACGCACCGGGCGGCGCATGACAGGAAGCCCGGGCATGGATCGGCCTCGCACGCGGCCTCGAGCTCCCGACCGGCGGCTTCTGGAGTGGAGGCGGTCGTGACGTACGGCTCCCCCAGCCGGGGAACGATGCCGCCGGCGCAGTCACGGAACGAGTCGCACAGGTAGGTGTACGACTTGGCGGGACCATCGGCGCAGCCACCGACTCCGATGCACGCGACGACGGCCATGATCCCCTGGGAGAGTAGGCATCCGATGAACCGGGCCCTCATTGCGAACCCCCCCCGTCCTCCGTATCGCCGAGGGCCGCGAGGTGCTCGACGGAGGAGAACCTCGTCCTGAGGGGTTTGCACCTCACCCACGAGACGGCCGGCTCCCCCGTTGGGGGACACCCGACCTCGGACCCCACGATCGACCTCAGCTCGCGGTCGAGGACCGGGACGTTCCCGGGAGGCTCCGCGTTCGACATGACCGGAAGGGCCACGATCAGCAGCTGCGTGCTCTCCGGCCCCCGGTCCGGACAGCTGAAGTGGACCGCGCAGACGTACTGCGCCTGCCGGTCCGGATCCGGTCGACGTCCCACCCCGCAGGCGACGAGGATGACCGACATGAATGAGACGGTGAACATAGCGAGTCGACCCATCACGCATCTCCAACTTGGGGTTAATTCCCCACTGTGATAATGGTAAATACCAATTACTTTCCATGAAATACCATTAATCCATCGCGTCATCACGCGAACCAACCCCTCCACACGTCGAACCGGTGCCACGCCAGCGCCTCCTCGGTGACCGCGACGCGGCCGTCCGACCACCGGAAGCAGCGGCCCGCGGGGTCCCATTGGGTCACCCGACACCCGCGGCGGCCAGCTCGGCGTCCACCGACCGCCTGACCCTGTCGAGCTCCAGCTCGATCGAGGCCGGGGAGGCCCTTCCGTCGGAGGCCAGCTGGGCCCCGTACGCCGCCAGCGTGTCGGCCCTCCCCCCGACCCCGACCCTCAGCTGGACCAGCAGCAGCTCGGTGGCCAGCAACCTGGCCCTGAGCGATCGGACCGCGTCGGCCATCTCCAACCCCGTCAGGACCCCGTCGTCCACGGCCCCACGGAGGGGAGCCGGGGCCTCTGGGCGGTGTTCGGCGTTCCTCGGTGGGGGGACAGGGGCCGGCGGCGGCGGGGCCTGCATAGACGAGGGGGGAGGCGTCCTCCGCAGGTCCTCCATCACGCGGCTGAGCCTGTCCGGATCGGCGTTGGTCGGCATGTGGACCGATCCTACCGCTTCGACCTTCGGTCGGCCATCGTCGTCCGGGTGCTCCCCGCCGTCCTCGTCCCAATACTCCGCTCCGCTGTCGGCCAGGACGCCCCGGAGCTCCGCCTCCACGTCGCCGCGGTCGTCACCAGGCCGACCGCCAGGTTCACTCCGAGGGGTCTCCACGTGCGTCGTGGGGGGTTCGATCGCCGCGGCCTGTGGGGAGGCCACCGGCGCGGGGAGTCCCATCCCAGACGATCCGGTTGGCGGCAGGCCCCGGGCGGCCCGCAACTCCCGCTTCACCCCGTTCACCGAGCGCTCACCGCTGAGCACGGCGCGTTGCTGCTCCTCCGAGGCGTTGCGGACCACGAAGTTCGCGTCGACCAGCTGCTGCCGGGAGACGCCTGCCAGCGCGGCCTCCTGGGCCAGGGTCCTCCCGGGAGAACAATCGTTGTTCTCCCGTCGCCTCAGCTCCATCCGCAGCAGCAGCTTCGCCTTGATCAGGGCCCGCTGCGACTTGTCCAGGTGCCGCCGGTGGATGTTCAGCCCGGCCACCAGGTCCTCGGGGGTCCCGACCCCGTCCCAGACGTTGAACTGGGGCTCGACTCCGGCCAGCTCGCAGGCCAGCATCCTGTTCCGACCGTCTAGGACGGACCCGTCCGGATGGAGCAGGATCGGGGTCCGGAGGCCGTTCGTCCTGATGTCATCCGCGAGCTCCGCCAGCTCGTCCTTCGGTAGCATGGGGAACTCGTTCGCCACGTCGCTGATCCTGCGTTCACTCATCTCCGCTTCCCTCCCCCTCGGCCGTCGCTCCCTCGATCCCGAGCGCCATCCTGACCATCAGGGCCAGGGTGACGCCCGCCTCCCTGGCCCGCTCCGTCAGCTCCTCGTGCTCGGCCTCGGTCACCGTGACCGCGACCCTCCTGCTCTTTCGCCCGACGTTGCGGGCCCTCTCCGGTGTTTCCATGGCGTAAAATATGGCGCTGCAACGCCATGGCGCCACTAAACGAACGGAAATCACCGTTTCGCGGGGGGAACGGCCGGGAGCCGTCCCAGAGGCCTACCCAGGTCCTGAAGGAGTGCACGGAGATGGCGACGTTCACCGACGAGCGGCTGATCGAGGCGTGGGCCCGTATCGACGGGATCGCGGAGGTGGCCCATGAGCTGGGCGCGACCTATGCCGCAGTAAACAACCGGGCAATGCGACTCCGACTACAGGGAGTTCCCCTGAGGGGGATGCGCTCCCCGAGTAGACGCCGGGGAGGACAATCGCTGTCCTCCCAGAATCCCGTCGGCCAGGATTCTGGGAGGATCGGAGTCGAATCACGCGGAGACGATGACCCGTCGACGCGCGGGGTGGACCCCGAGGAGCTGAGGGACCTGGTGGAGGCCTTCCGGTCCAGCGTCAGGCGTCGACCCTCTCCCTGACGCGATCGACTCGAGTCGGGTAGAGCCTCTCCCCCGGTATCGGACGGAAGCAGACCCGCCTGACCGACCCCTCGCTGGGAAACGCGTAGGCGGGGGTCCAGAGGGACTCCCTCGTCAGGAACTCGACCCTCCTGAGCCGGGGGACGTCGCGCTCCTGAAGGGTGTTGGAGGTCCTCTCGACCTCCCCACGGACCTGGGCCTTCGACATGAGTCCCGGGATCACCACGGTCGCCTGGGCCTCGGGAGTCACCCCCGCGAGTCCGGGGACCAGCGTGATCGCGGCCTTCGAGACGACGCAGGTCCTCCCCGACCCGTCGACCATCGCCACCGCGTAGGGCTCACCGGCCTTGTTCCTCCTGAGGAGGCAGCGCGGTGAGCCGGACGGGTCGAAGAGCGGGTCCAGCGTCACGAGGAGGGAGCGGACCGCGGAGAGCATCCCGAGGACCCCTCCCGATCCCTGACCGAGGGGGATCGCCCCTAGTCCCTCCCAGTCGCTGAGGTCAGGAGGACTCCGGTACGATGCGACGTACGCTTGGAGTCCCGCTCCCACTATCCCGGGGGACCGTGGAGTCCCCCGAATCGCTCCGCTCTTCCTAGACAACGTCTCCTCCTCGGAATCGGTTGGGGACCGGTGGGTTAGACCGATCGATAGGAGGGATTGTATCGCTATTGGACCAAGGGAGTCCCAAGCGATGCGTTCGGGCGAGTCCTAAAAACTCTCCTCGATTGGAGAGTGAGCGGACCCGCCTCCCCATTCCCTCAGGGATCGGTGTTCGTCGTCGGTGGGCTTGTCCCACCGACCTTAGCGTCTCCCCGCAGTGTTCGCGGGGGGGAGCGGGTTTCGCCGGAGGCGATCCATCCGCCGTGTCCCCTCTGGACTCTTTATAGGAATGACTGCGGCCCTCGCCTGAACGCAAATAGTTTGTAACAAAGTGAGCGGTGACTCAAGGCATTGGACCCATTGGAGTCCGTCGAGGGCCACTCCGTCGACCGCTTCCGAGAGAACAACGATTGTTCTCTCGACGAGTCCACCGTGCCCCCATGCTTCAGGTCGGATCGCAGGTCCCCTCAGGCGGGCCCCACGGTGCCACCCGATCGTCTGAGGTGAACCCATCGGCCTCCCGTCCCAGGACGCCCCACCGACGCCCGTCGGTCACGCTCAGATGATCCGACGGGCCTTCATCCCCTGTAACACGCTTGTAACAACTTTGATGGGGATCGCCGGCCTACAGCGGTATGGTTATGGCATGGCCAAGTGCGAGCGTACGAAGAGGGCGTGGCTGCCGAACGATTCGCTGGGGAGGGCGACCCCCCACGTGTTCCACGGGACCGAGAGGGTGCGGGTGTCCTGCGGGGACGACGGGTCCCCGACGGCGCTGGCACTGCTCTACCGGTGTGAGGAGACGGGCCTCGTCAGGCGATGGGGCCTGGAGCCGGACTCCGTCCAGGGGTTGTCGGTGGCGGGCGATTTGCCCGCCACGGGGGTCAACTGACATGGTGATCGAGGTCAGGCACTCGGCGGACCCGCAGTGCACCGCGATGGCGGCCCTCGTGGCGCTGGTCCTCAGGCACGGCCGGTCCCTCGGCTACCGAGCGGGGGAGCGCCTGATGGGGATCGTCGGGACCAAGGCCGACGGGACCTCCACGGCCCCCCCCGGAGTCCCCACCGTCGTCTGAGGTGAGCTTTCCGGTGGCGGATGGATCGGCCAAGGGGTCCTCTCCGGGGACCCCTCTCAGACGAGGACGTCACACGGTGGCATGGCAGGCCTCGGACCCGCACCGGAACGACCAGGCGAGGATCATGATGGGGATGGAGGCGGCGTGCCGCCGGGCGGAGGGACTGTGATTATCGTTGATCGAGAAGGAGTGAAGATGGGTTACATCACGTTTCATGAAGTGTGTGAGGCCGTTGAGGTCGTGAAGTCAAGGTTCGGAGACCGGGTCGGTCCCTACGGAGAGATTCGAGATGTCCGAATGTGGCCAGGTCGTAACGGGATCGCTGAGACGCCTGAGGCGATGTTCGTAAAGGGGCTGGTCGATGCGGGCCTCTATGAACAGAGGGACCTTGACTATGGGCCGAGCTCAGCGCGAACGGTCATGCTGCACAACTCCCGGGAGCACATCCTGAATCTGAGAGAGCAGGTTCGTTCTCTGGGTGGGGAGCCGGTCCCCGGGTTCGAACTGTGACCGTCGAGGTCTGTCACACGTTCGGGGACGCGGGGTGCCTCGAGCTGGCGTCCCTGACGGCCATGGCCCTCAGGTGTGAGGTCCGCGAGGACCCGCCGGGGATCGACGGACGGATCGTCCGCGTCTCGGTCCACGGGCACGTGGTCGCCTCGGTGGAGCTGGGGCCGGCCCCTCGCACCGACGAGTGGGTCACGCGGATGGCGGCGTCGCTGGCCCGCTCGGTCTTGGCCGCAGGTGCGGACTTCGGCGGACAGGGCGACGTCTCGGCGTTGCATAAGGCCCACGGCCTGGACCGGTACGACGCTGCCAAGATCTGGAGGGCCCGGAGTGCGACGAGGGCGAGAGACAGGAGGCGGGTGGCGGAGGCGGCGGGCCTCCCGACCGCGACGAATGGGACGACTGCTACTGATGATGGAGGAGAGTGAGATGCGTGGGAACGAGATCGTTTGCTTTGAGGTCGGCGTCCAAGGCGTCCGACGAACGTCTGAGGAGCACAGGGCGTGCTTGGAGGCACAGCTGGACGCGGAGCTCGCTGAGATCCGCGAGCTCTGCCTGAGGGCCGGGAGGCACCAGTCGATCCAGATCGAGGTTAGGATCCGTGGCTGAGGACCTGGCGGTCCTCCTCCGAGAGGCACTGACTGAGTACCGGCGGCAGCTCGAGGAGCTGCGGGGGATCGCCCGGGACGCGCGGGAGGTCCTTCGGTGCGTGATGGGGGACGACTGACGTGCCCTGCCCCCAGCACGGGAGCATGCCCAGTCCCCTCAGGCCCGCCGCATGCACCACGTGTCACCCACTCGATCTGGGCGAGCCCACGCCGGCCGGGTCGGTTGGAACCACCCAGGCCACCGAGAGGCTCCTCTCAGACCTCGTGGGGACCCTGAGGGCCCAGTTGGCAGAATCGAAGGCCGAGGCCTCGCGGCTCGCGGCGGAGATCGAGTCCCTGCGGGCCGAGGTCACGGGACTCAAGCGCGGCCTGACGGCGGCGAAGCGGGACGCGAGGGAGGGCCGCGAGCTCGTCCGCCAGCTGGTCGCGGAGAAGCACGTCATCCTCGAGGCGATGGAGGGCCTGGTCAAGTGGCCGCCCTCCGCTTCCTCCGTCGGAAGGACCCCGACGGCGACCCGATCGAGTGGTCCGAGCTGGAGGGCACCGACCTCACGGCCGCCGTCTGGGTGGACGACTCGGGCGTGCATTGCTGGAGTGTCCGCCAGGGGAAGCGGCACCTGGAGAACGGGACTGCGGACACCCGGGGGCTGGCCCGGCTCGAGTCCCGGCGATACGCGGCTCATGCCATGGCGTTCGTTCTGTCGTGGGGGCGGTGGTGCTGACTGTCGGCCTACGTAACGCCATGACATCGATCCTGAACTACCTGCGTGGTCACCTGACCCTCTCCTCGGCCCTCGCGGTCGTCCTGACGGTCATCAGCGTGACCCTCGCCTCGGGCCTCATCGGCCCGGACACCGCGTTCTACCACGCCCTCGGCTACGTCTCGGCGGTCATCGTGGCCCTGGGATTCAAGGCGTACCAGCCGGCCGACAAGCCGTCCGCCTGAGCGGAATTTGAGGCCGCGACCTACTTCCTGGGATGACGAGGGGAAATGCCGGCGACTGAGCGACAGCTGGACGAGATCACGGGCCTCCGCGACGAGGCCCTCCACGAGACCGACGAGGGACGCATCCAGCGGATCGCTGACGAGCTGGTCTCCCGGGCCGACGAGGCCGCCTCGATGCCCGAGGACAGGCTCCTGGCCGCCATCGAGCGGGAGTACCTCCAGAACCCGCTGCAGTACCGGAACACCCTCGACGTCTGCGAGGGCAGCGAGCGGGCGGCCGCCCGGCTCTGCCTCGACCACATGGTGAAGCTGCTGGAGCACGGCAAGCCCTGGCCCATGGTGAAGTCCATGGCCCACCTCGACGGCTTCTGTCGGGTCGTCACGATGGGCCCCCGGGCCGTCCGGGGCTGCATCGACGACCTCAAGAGGCGGGGCGCCGAGCTCCGGGCCGCGGGCCTCCGCCCGACGTCCCTCAGGGAGTGACCGGGTGCTGAGGCGGACCCACGCGGGGCTGGAGGCCGAGGTCGTCGTCCCGACGGACGAGCACCGGGCCTACGCCCTGTCCTCGATGGTCCGCCAGCTCCGCACCGTCCCGGGACCCCGGGACCTGGACCGCCGCGGCTTCGACCGCCTGGTCCGGCTCCTCGAGGACCGCTGGGACTCCGCCGACGCCCTCGTGGCCGTCGACCCGACGGACCCCTGGCTCGTCCTCGGGTTCGTTGTCGGCATGGCCGGGGACCCGCCCGTCCTGACCTACCTGCACGTCCGGGGGGGCTTCCGGGGCCTCGGCCTCGCCGCCCTCCTGGCGTCGCTGCTGGGGATCACCTACGGCGTGCCCGCCGCCGTCGAGTTCCCGACCTGGGACCTGGTCCGGGAGAGGCCGGGGAGGGACCAGCCCGTCGGCCTCCTGCACAACCCCCACTGGGACCTGACGCTGGTGGAGCCGAGGCCCTGAGAGCGGGCCCGATGACACGACTGACAGATGACGAGGGAGAGACGCATGCACACGAACCCGCCGGATGATGTCCGGGCCCTATACGAGCGGTACCGGAGTGCGGTCCCCGTCGAGGCCACCGATGGCCTCGACCGCCTCGCGCACGTCCCGGAGCTCATCCGGTTCCTGCACACGGACGGCTCGCCCGCGGCCGGCGAGATGCTGGACCGACTCCTGCTCCTGACCCAATTGCCGCGGGACTGACCACGTGGCCAAGTCCGCTCGGAAGGAGTCCGCGTTCCCGCTCTGGCGGAGGGGCATCCCCCGGCTGGCCCGGGCCCTGTCGAAGGCCAAGGCCCTCGGGAAGCTGATCCCCGAGGACGACGTCCAGGGCCAGGCCGGCCTCATCGAGCTGGACCTCAGGATCAACCGCGAGGTCCGGGAGACCCTCCTGGCCGAGATGAGGGTCCGCCGCGAGGTCGTGGAGCTGAGGAAGCTCGAGCTCGACGGCATGACGGAGGACGAGGTGGAGCAGCTGCTCATCAGGACCGCCCAGCGTCGCGGCTTCCGCTCCCTAGACGGCATCCGCCGGGGCGCCGTGGAGTACCTGACGTCCCGGGGCGCGTCACCCGACGCCGCCCGGATGCTAGTTGACGAGGTGATCCCCCCGGCCGACAACGTCGAGGCCAAGCGCAAGCGCCTGAAGAGGGCCCTCGGGCAGAGCTACGACGCCCTGGCGGAGGACCTCGAGGCGGGCGCCGCCGACGTCCGCGAGGCCCTCGAGGGCGACCCGGGGTCTGAGTCACAGGAACCCGCGCAACCGGTTGCCCCGGCCACGGCAAGCGACACGAGTGATACAGACGAGGCCAGGGCCCCCTTCGACCCCGAGGAGCCGTGATGGATGAGGAGAGTAGACGTATGGATGAGTACCCGAGGCCGCTCACGGCCCATGAGATCCGCAAGTTGACAGACCGGACCGGCCCGTGCGCCGAACAGAGCATGACCGCACAGTTCCGGAGGCTCGTCGCCGCCGGCCACCCGCCGGAGTCCCTGGAGGTGTTCATAAGTGTCTACCGGGTCGACCGGCCCTACTGGGCCATGACCGAGGACCTCTGCCTCCCGGCCGTCCTTGGCCCGCAGCTGATCACACGCCACGTCCGCTTCGCGCTCCGCCCACGCCCACCGAACTCGGACGATCGGCTCTCGGAGGACTGAGCCGGTGTCCCTGGCCCGGCTGCTCAGCCGCGTCTCATCGATGGACGCGAGGGCCGTGGCCGCCACGGCCCTCGACGAGGAGTGGTCCGCCACTGTCGACCGGGTTCGGGACCTCATCAGGTCCCAACTGGTACCCGAGCAGCTCGGGCCCTTCGACTCGGCGTCCCGCTTCGAGGCCTGCTGCTCGTCCCGCCAGTGCGGCAAGACGTTCATGGCCGCCCGCCTCCTGGTGGACACGGCCCTGCGGGTCCCCGAGAGCATCTCGGTCTACGTCTCGGACACCTGGGACAACGCCGTCAAGGTCATGTGGGTGGACCAGGAGGACGGGCTCCCCGCGGTCCTCGCGACCCTCGGCCTGGTCGAGCGGTCGTCGGCCTCGGACACGCTCTGGCACTACCGGGTCAACCTGAGCACCCGGACGGTGACGTTCCGCAACGGCTCGATCGTCGAGCTCGCCGGGGCCGACAGGAACGCCTGGGCCAAGTTCCGCGGTCGCAAGCTAGACCTCATCGTGGCCGACGAGATGCAGCGGCAGCACCAGGACTCCCTCGAGGCCGCGCTCCGGCGGGACGTCCCCGACTGCCTGATGCGCCGCCGGGGACGCTTCGTGGGCCTCGGGACCGTCGGAAGGGCGCTCCGGGGCCTCTGGTTCGAGGTCAACGCCGGGACCCACGGGCTCTGCCCCGTCAGGCCCGGCTGGGGCTGCTCCCACTGGACGGCCTACGAGCTCAGGGACAGGACCCGGGTCTGGGACGAGCAGGTCGCGTACGCCGCGGCCATGGGCATCGACACCGAGACCGACCCGGAGTGGCTCCGTGAGAAGCGGGGCCTGTGGGTCCGGGACGAGGGGGGCCTACTGCACACGCTGTCCGCCCGCTCCCTGTGGGACGGGACGCTGCCGGTCGGGGTCCGCACCCGCTGTCCGGAGCACGGGCACATGCGGGGCCGCTGCGCCTGCGTCCTCCCCGAGGTCCCCCGGTCCGAGGAGCCCGTGGCCTACGCGGGCCTCGACCTCGGCTTCGACGACCCGTGCGGCGTCGTCGTCGGGACGATCAGCCGCGAGGAGGGCGTCCTCCGGGAGGTCCACTCCGAGCAGCGGGGGGGCATGGACACGGCCCAGATGGCGGACTGGCTCCGGGACGTCCGGGAGCGCTTCCGGGTCCAGCGCTTCTACTGCGACCCGGCCTGGAAGGTCACCGTGACGGACCTGCGGAGCCTGTACGGCCTGCCCGTCGAGGCGGCCCTGAAGGGCGACGCCGAGGGCACGACCGAGGACCTCTGGCACGGGGAGCGGCAGTCGGCCCTGCGCGACGGCTCGATGCTCGTCCGGTCCGGCGGCGTCCTCCACGGCCAGCTCGAGTCCCTGCTCAGGGACCCCGTCATGCTCGAGCAGGGACACGTCCGGGCGGCCCCCGGACAGGACGATCACGCGGCGGACGCCTGGCGGTACCTCTTCCGAATGGTGCGGACGAGGCACGTGGTCTCCCCGACCCCGCCGGCCTCCGAGGCCCAGCGTCTGGCGTCCGAGGCCCGGGACATGCGGGAGCGGTCACTCCGGCCCCCGCCGGTCATGAACCGCCGCGAGGCCATACGTAGGGGGATCAGATGACGACAGGGAGAGCGGGCTGAATGCCAGGACAGGACGAGTCACCCGCCGCCAGGCCCTCCTGGTGGCACGAGGACGAGGGCTCCGAGGCGGTCGTGCAGACCCTCTCGGGCCTCGTCACGGTCCTCCGCGCCGGGGACTCCGTCCGCCGCGCGCGCTACCGCCTCTGGGACCTCATGTACGACGGGGACTCCCTGGTCGACGGGCAGAACGTCGGGATCGCCGACGTGGTCCGCGGCATGACCGGCGAGACCACGTTCAACTACGCCGCCCGGGCACTGGACATGGTCCACTCCCGGGTCTCGGCGGAGCTCCCGACGGTCCGGGCGACCGGCCACGGGGCGGACTACGAGCAGCACCTGAGGGCCCAGGACCTCAGCCGCTTCATCGTCGGCATGTCCGAGGCCCTCGAGCTGACGACAGAGCTGCCCCGCGCCGTCCACTGCGCCCTGCGGGTCGGCACCGGCGCGGTGTTCGCCGACGCCTCGGACGACGAGCCGACGGTCGAGGTCTTCCACCCCCGGGAGCTCCTGGTCGACCCCGACGACGCCCTCCACGGGGACCCGCGGGCCCTCTACCGGGTCTCCCCCCAGGACCGGAACGCCGTCATCGCTCGCTTCCCGGACCGGGTCGACGACGTCGTGGCCGCGGGCTGCGCCTCGTACCGGGACGCGACCCAGGTCGGTCGTCCCGGGGACTGGACCATCGGCTCGAGCACGGGCCGGGTCTCCGACTGCGTGGACCTGATCGACGCCTGGCTGCTCCCGATGGGGGACTCGCCGGGACGCCACGTCCGCTGCCTCGACCACGGCGCGCCGCTGGTCGACGAGCCGTGGGACTGCCCCCGCTTCCCGGTGGCAGTCCTGAGGGCCTGGGAGCCGACGGTCAGCACGGGCTTCTACGGCCGCGGCGTGATGGAGCGCCTCGCGTCCTCCCAGGTCGAGGTCGACGAGCTCTGGCGCCACGTCTGCCGGCAGATGAAGTTCAGCAACACGATCGGCCTCCTGCCCGACGGGTCGGACATCACCGAGGCCGCCCTGACCGACACGGACCCCGACGGGATCACGGTCTATCGCTACAGCAACGGCCCGGGCGGCGGGGCCCCGAGCTTCGTCAACCCGCCCGTCCTCGGACCGGAGACGATGCCCGTGCTGCAGGCCCTCAAGGCCGACATCTACGCGATGGCCGGCACCGACGAGTCCGCCGTCAGCTCCCAGACCCGCCTCGGGCCCAACGCCTCGGGGGTCGCCCTCCGGACGATGCATGACTTCGAGTCCCAGGGCCACGTCGACCTGATGAAGCGCATCGGACGCTTCTGCGTCGACGTGGTCGACCGGGTCATCGACGCCGCCCGCCGCCGCTACGGGTCCTCCGCGGACGCCGAGGCGGACTGGGTGGTCCGCCACCCGACCATGGACGCCGTCCGCTGGTCCGAGGTCGGCATGGACCGCGACGCCTACGTCCTCGAGCTCGAGGAGTCCAGCCCGGTCCCGGACACCCTGGCCGGGCGGCTCCAGGACCTCGAGGAGGACGCCGCCGCCGGGCGGGTGCCGCCCGAGTACATGGTGCGCCTCCGGGAGGACCCGGACCGCTGGTGGGCCGAGCGCGTCAACTCGAAGGAGGACGTGGACTTCGTCGACTGGATCGTCTCCGAGTGCCTCGACCCCCGACGCCCCGTGCCGGACCTCCCGACCGACGAGTGCCCGCTCCCGATGCTGATCGACCGGGTCCGCCGGGAGGTCCTGGCCAGCGTGAGGCTCGGGCGTCCGCCCGGGGTCCTCGCCCGCCTCCGGGACATGGGGGCCCAGGCCGCCGAGGCGATCCAACAGGCCCAGCAGCCACAGGCCCCCGTCGCCCCTCCGGGCGGCCCGGGGGTCGAACCGACGCCGACGGGGGCCCCGCCTCCCCCGCCGGTCAACCCGTGACGGCGGACTGACGAGGGGAACGAGACATGGCAGACATCGACGCGGGCCACGGGGGCATGACCCTGGCTGAGCAGATCGCGGCCGCCGCGGGGGCCGCCCCCGGCTCCGACGACGACGGACTGGACGGACTGGACGGACTGGACGGAACGCCCGCCTCCTCGGAGGCCACCGCCGACCCCCACGGGTCCCCGCCGTCGTCTGAGGAGGGCCTCGAGTGGACCGACGGTGGCCAGGAGGAGGACGCCCCCCCCGTCACACCTCAGACGACGGTGGATGACCCTGCCCCGGCGGTCAGCCGCCTCATCCGCAACGTTCGAGTCAAGGAACGGGAGCTGGCCGCCGAGCGCGGGGCCCGCAGGACCGAGCAGGCCGAGCTCCAGCGACTTCGGGCCGAGGTCGGGAGGCTCTCGGCCGGCCCCCAGGACGCCGACGACCCCGTCGATCTCCTGAGGGGCTGGGCGATCAGGCGCCTCGGCCTGACCGAGGCCCAGGCCGGCGACCCCCGGGTCCTCCAGGCGCTCCAGCAGGCGACCGTCGACCTGACCGCCGAGGCCTTCGAGGCCTCGGACGCCGACCCCGCCCTCAGGGAGCGGAGGATCGCCCGCCAGCGCCAGCGCGAGGAGGCCGGGCGCTTCCGCTCGTACGAGCAGCGCATCGCGGCCATGGAGGAGGAGCGGGCCGCCGCCCAGGAACAGGCCGTCGTGGCCGAGGTCCGGGCAGACGCCACGGCGTACCTCTCGGCCAATGCGGCCCGGACTCCCAACCTCTCCGCCGCCGCGGAGGCCGGGGACGTGGACCCGATCGCCCTCATGATGGAGTCCGCCGCGGAGATGATCCGCTCGGGCCAGGCCCCGGAGCCGCGGAGCAAGGCCGACGTCGGTAGGCTCTACGCCCTCGTCCTCTCGAACGCCGAGCGGCACTACGCCGCCCTGGCGGACAGGCTCTCCGCCCGGAGGGCAGGAAACGTCGCCCCCGCCATACCTGTCAGGAATGGCGGACCACGCGGGGACGCGGGACAGCAGCGGCAGGGGGACCCCCGATCGAGGGCACGGGGGGACGCCGCGGGCGATGGAAGAAGGGCCCAGGGGGCCCCGACCAAGGCCACCAGGGGGGGCGGGGGACGCGGCAGCGCCGGTCCGGACGCTCGTGAAGACGACGACGGGTCCGGCGAACGCCCGGACCTCTGGACAAGGGTCAGGCGGGCAGAGCTCGCCGCCCGGCGGGGCCGCTGAGACGCCCGCACTGACACGGAGACACTGAAGACATGACTGCTCAGGCACTCACCATCGCCCAGGTCACGGCCATCACGAAGACGTACTTCGTGGAGGAGGGCGCGCTCTTCGAGAGCGACTACTACGACAACCAGCTGCTGAAGCTGATCCCCAAGCTCGCGGACGCCCAGGGCGACTCCCTCAAGCAGCCGCTCCTCGACGGCCAGGTCGCCGGCAACTCCGGCGACTACGCGTCCTCGATCAACAACATCACGGCCGGCTCCCAGGTCGCCTTCACCCTTCCCTGGGTGAACCGCTACCAGGGCGCGCTGGTCGACGACAAGGTCGCCCGCCTGACCACCACCAACCGCGGCGGGTTCATCCAGGCCAAGGAGCTGGCGATCCGCTCGGCCGGCTCGCACTTCAACGACTGCACGAACTACCAGTTCTTCAGGGCGCAGGACGGCGCCATCGGCCAGGTCGCCTCGGGCACGAACGGTCCGAGCTGGACGACCCCGGGCATGACGATCACCTGCACGGCGGACACCTCGGTGAACGTCCTGCAGCGGATCAAGACCAACGGCACGGCCCTCGTGGCCGGCGCCGGGGCCATCGGAGGCACGGTCCTCAACTTCTCGGCCGGCGGGGCCATCGGGATCACGGCGGGCCCCGCGGGTCCGATCCAGACGGGCGACTGGGTGGTCACCAGCATCGGCGACACCAGCTTCGTGGTCTCCCCCCTCGCGGGGGCCGTGATGGTCACCGGCTCGGCGTTCATCTACGTCAAGGGCGACGCCCAGGCCCAGCTCTCGGGGACGAGCGTCGTGGCCTCCTTCGCCGGCTTCGCGTCCTGGAACCCCCCGACGGCGGGCCTCGCGGCCACGACCTTCGGCGGCGTCGACCGCTCGGTCAACACGAAGGGCCGCGCGGGACAGCGGGTCATCGGGGCGGGCACGGTCCACGAGGGCCTGATCGCCGGCGGGAACTCCGCGATGCTCCGCGGCGCGAAGACCTCGCACATCTTCATGCATCCGGACAGGTTCAACGACCTGGTGAACGAGCTGCAGGACGCCAAGCGGTACTTCCCGGGCTCGTCCCTCCAGAAGGGCACGGCCGCGATGCCGGGCGGGATGAAGCTGAAGGCCTCGGACGCGGCCCGCTTCGGGTTCGACGCCGTGACCCTCAGCCAGTACGCCGGGCGTACGATCGCCATCGTCCCGGACTGGGCCTGCCAGAGCAACTACTCCTGGATGGTCGAGCTCCCGAAGTACAAGTTCCGCCACACCAAGGAGGGCTTCCCGTACAACCGCGGGGTCATGATGGACGGGCAGGACTGGTTCCGCCAGGCCTCCGTCAACTGGCTGCTGGAGCTGTTCGGCATCGCCCAGGTCACCTGCGCCGACCCGAGCAAGCAGGTCTGCGTCGTCCACACGGTCGCCGCCACCGCCTGATCGACTGACGTAGCCGACGGCATCGGGCCTCCCTGGGTGACCCCCTCGGGGGCCCTTCGTCTGTCCGGGGGCCGGTAACCCGTCGTCGCCCCTATTTCGTGGGAACGGCGCCGCGGTGGCGGTCCACGGTGGGCCGACCGGAGCCGGAGCACGGAGAAGAGACATGGGTGACGTGAGGATGAGGGGCGACTCCAACTGGATCGCCTGGGTGAAGGGGGCGGTCTCGGGCACTGACTCGGGGGCCGGAGTCCCCCGAAACATGACCGGCACGCTGATCGACGCGTCCAACGCGCAGGGCATCGTGGTCTCGTACCCCTCGGGTACGGTCGCGAGCCTTAACAACGTGACCCTGCCCTCGGGCTCGGTCCTGGTCAGTTTTCCGGTCGGGGCGAACCACGGCGACCCCCGGGACGACAGGTTCGTGACCGTGGGCTACTGGGACGTCTCAATCGAGGTGAGCGGGGCGGACCGCAAGTCCAACGGCCTGGCCTCGGCCCAGAACTATCGGGCGGTCCGGGTGGCGCACTCCTCGGTCTCGGGGACCTACGCCTTCGCCTTCCAGCGTCTCAGCGGCTCGGCGAACGCGGCCAGCGGCTTCACCCTCGACAGCGACCCGACCTTCACGTCGGCCTCGTTCCAGTTCGAGGTCCCGCAGGACCTGGTCAACCCGTCCAGCATGGCCCTCGAGTGGAACGCCCTCTTCGTCGGTCGCAAGACCTCCAGGAGGAGCTGAGCCGTGGCGCGTGACACCGCGAGCCTGATCGCCATCGGCCTGGGGAGGACCCGGGCGGGCAAGGCCAAGGGCGGGAGGGACCCCCAGAGGAAGGACTCGGTCTACCGTCCGGTGGACGATGACGAGGGGCAACCCTCGGGGGTCCGCGCCTTCCGGAAGGGCGGGTACGTCGGGAGCGACCCGGGGGACGACGCCTCGGACGACGACGACGGCCTCGAGTACTCCGACGGGGGTCCGGACGACGACGTCGAGTCACAGGAGCCGGAGTCCGAGGAGCGGGACGAGGGTCCGATCGACGAGTCGTACGAGCACGAGGGCCTCGCGGTCCGGGACCTCGCGGACGCCCTGGGAGTCGACCCGAAGCGGGTCGACGTCAAGAGGGCCTGCGAGGCCATCCGGGCGCTGGTCGAGCTCGCCCGCGACGACCGCTGAGGGAGGCTAAGCCGTGGCCTTCAGCTTCACCGTCCAGGAGGAGATCGACCTCATCCGCTCCATCGGGGCGTACGAGGACCTCGACGGCGACTACTCCTCCGACGCCCCCTCGGCCCCCTCCGGGAGCACGATCATCAGGCTGATCGACCGGGCCAACCGGGAGGCCTGGGAGGCCTGGTCGGCCTCCGACGAGGGCTGGAACACCCTAAGGGTGAACCTCACCTCGTCCACCGACCCGACCCTCTCCTCCTCGTTCGTGGACCTCCCCTCGGACTGCCATCGCATCCGGGCGGTCCAGTTCCAGGTCGGGCCGGGCCTCGGCTACGAGACCCTCCGTCGGGGCAACGCCACCGACGACCTCTTCACCGTGGTCGGCTCCGGCTACCCGCTGGCCTACCGGGAGTTCCCGACGAGGCTGGAGATACTGCCGGCCGGCGCCATGAGCACGGTCCGCCTGACCTACTGCCCCGTGGCGGCCCGGATCACCTCGACGGCGAACACGATCCCGTCGACCGACGGGTACGACCTCTACGTCGCCTACTGGACCCTCATCAGGCTCAGGCAGCGGGAGGAGAAGGACACGTCGGAGTTCCGGGCCTCCCTGGCCGAGGTCAAGGCCTCGTTCCTGGAGAAGGTCCGGCGGAGGGACAGGTCGCAGTCGATGCGGATGCGCCCGCGGGGGACGGTGGGGCGGTGGCCCGTCAGGCCCAGGAACCTCTGAGGGGTTCTCCGGTGTCTCCGGTGGTTGGCAGGCCGGGGAAAGCTCCCGTCACCGTTCAGAACACACGGGGGGCCCTCCCGTGCCCATGAGACCCGTCCCGCCGGGGAGGCAGCCCCCCCAGGTCTCCGACACGGTCCAGAACCGGGCGAACCAGGGGCTGCATGACCGCATCGCGGCCCTGGAGGACCGCTCGAGGACGTCCGCCGGCGGGCGCTACATCGCCCGCCGGCGCCTCACCGGGTCGGGCTCCTACGTCCCGACGCTCGGGACGACACTGGCCCTCGTCAGGATGATCGGCGGCGGGGGAGGCGGCGGAGGGGTTGTGCTCAGCGGGACGACGATAGCCGCCGCGGCCGGCGGGTCGTCGGGCGTCCTCCTCGAGGCCACCGTCGGGGACGGGCGGGCGTCCCTCGTCGGTGGCGCGTATCGCTGTGGGTCCGGGGGGGCGGGGGGGTCGGCCTCCGGAGGGGACGGGGGGGGCGGTGGGGACACCGTCATCGCGATCGGGGGCACGACCCTCGCCACCGGCGGCGGCGTCGGGGGTAGCGGCACGACGGGGACGGCGGGGAGCGGGAACGTCAACCCGTTCGCCCCCTCCCTCACGACCACCACGACCTCCGCGGGCCTGGCCTCATACGGCCTCGGTGAGCCCGGGGTCATGATCGCCGGCTCGGCCTGGTTCTCGGGCGACGGCGGGTGGACCGACCTGGGTGCCGGCGGCGTGCTGGTCGGCAACAGCAGCGACGGCAACCCGGGCCTCGCCCTCGGCGGGGGCGGCTCGGGGGCCGCCACGTCGGTCGGGGGTCACGCCGGTGGGGCCGGCGGTGCCGGGGGCATCGTCATCGATGAGTTCGGGGACGGGTGACCGGGTGGTTGCCGGGGCCCATACGTAAGGAGCTGAGATGGCTAGCTACGGAGTCGCGATAACCCTTCCCCTGCCCGTCGCGGGCCAGGTCCAGTGGGACGGTCCCCTCGGGGACCTCCTCCAGGCCCTCATCGACGTCCTGTCCCAGCGGGTCACGGTCGACGGCATGGACATCGGGGCGTCCCTCGACATGCAGGGACACGCCCTGATCGACGCCCTGAACGTCCAGTTCATCTCCGAGGGTGACTCGGGGGCCATCAACACCCTCTACTACAGCGCCGGCGAGCTCTTCGCTCGCGACGGATCGAACCGGGCGGTCCAGATCACGAGCGGCGGCGTGATCAACGTGGCGGGCTCCGGCGGCTTCGGCGGCGACTACGTCTCGTCGAACCAGAACGGGGCCAGCTTCACCAACTCCACCTCGACGTTCACGTTCACGGCGGCCGGCGGGACGGTCTACGCCACGATGGAGGGCGGTGAGGTCAAGGTCCACCAGGGCTCCTCGGCCAACAGCGTCGGGCTGAAGTCCCCCGCGTCGCTGGGCTCATCGTTCGAGCTGACGTTCCCGACGTCCCTTCCGACGAACGGCGGACCCGCCCTCCTCAGGATCGACGCCACGGGATCGATCCAGTGCGCCGCCTCGGCGAGCTTCACGGAGTCGTTCGACGCCTCGGCGGCGCTTCCGTCGGCCGGCCTGGTGGGCGGGTACAACACCACGGTCGCGCTCGCCGGGTGGTCGATCGGCGGCATCGGGTCGACCGGCTCGGTGGATTTCCCCGTCCCGTACCAGCTCGGGGATCGGATCGACTCGCTGGGGGTCTCGCTGTTCGGGACCTCGACCGTGACCGCCTCCCTGATGTTCAGAACCGACGGGGCCGTCGGTGGCGGGGCGGGCAACCAGATCGCCCGGATGGCCTTCGCCATCGCCAACACCACCGCCTCGCTGTTCTACACGATGCAGAACGGGTCGAACACGCTGACCGGGACCCTGCCGTACACCTCGCCGGGGACCGGGTCCCTCTACATGAACGTCAACAGCGGCGGGAACAGCCAGATCGTTGTTGGGGGATCCCGGTTCGGGCGCACCCGCAGGCTCATCTCCTGATCTGAGGGACCTTTCGATCGGGTGGTGGCCTGTCACCCCGGCCGGGAGCCGGTGACGCTCTCAGAGACACGGAGGAGCACATGGCGCTACGAGAGAGGTGGGTCCCGATCGTCCTGTCCCACGGGATCGACTCGGAGACCAACCCGAAGACGATCGTCCCGGGGTACTTCGAGGACCTCGAGAACGGGGTCTTCACCGAGCGGGTGACGATCGTCAAGCGTCCCGGTACCCGGATCCTGGGTCGTCGGCTGGCCACGAGCGTCGGTTACGCCCAGCTCTCCGGGGCACTCGGCCTCGCATCCCGGGACGACGGCAACGACCTCGTCCTCCCGACGACCGACGACCGGCTCTGCTCGTACGACCCGTCCCTGGACTCGTGGATCCAGCGAGGCGACTACGCGTCGATGCTCCTGGGACTCGAGTCCCCGCCCCGGGGACCGAACGAGGGCTGGGACGCCACCCAATGCTCCTCGGGTTCGGTCCAGCTCTGGGCCTGGGAGGACCTCCGCGGAGGCGTCTACGCCCGGCTGCGGAACCTCGACACCGGCGTGTCCTACGGGCCTGAGTTCAGGGTCGGGGGATCGACCGGACGTCAGCCCACCGCCCTGGCCGTCGGCCACAGCTTCCACGTGTACTTCGTCTCCGGGACCGCCAACACGATGAACGTGGGAGTGATGAACGCGGGTAACCCGGTGTCCGTCAGCACCTCACTCATCCAACTCCACTCCGCCGTCAGTCCGACGAACGCGAGCTACTGCGTCGACACGCTTGAGGGCTGGAGCACGTCCCGCATCGCGATCGGGATCTCCGGAAGCACGTACTTCGCGGTGGTCAGGGAGGACGGGACGATCGGGTCCTCGGGGACCTTCCCGTCGTGGCCGAACCCCGTGACGTTCGACGTCTCGATCGTCCCCCCGGCGCTCGCCATCTCAGGAGACGGGACCAGGGTGGCCGTCGGGGTCAAGGGGGACGTGAACCACTCCCGCTCGGTCTACGCCCGGGTCTACGACTCGGTCACGTTCGCTGTGGTCACGGCCTCGGTGACCCTGGACAGCGGGTCCAACGTGACATCGTCCGACACGAGCCTCGATCGGATCGCCCTTGGGTACTGGGGCGTCAGCGGGAGCCAGTACCTGGGGGCCTGGTCCTCTGTCTCGTCCTCGGTCCCCTCCCTCAGGCACGTACGCCTGGGCTACGTCAACGCCTCGACGCTCCCGTACGTCTCCCAGGGGTCGGCCAGCCTGATCAGGCACACGGGGTTGACGACCGCGCCGTTCAGGCTGGGGTCCCGAGCCTACTTCTGGGGCACCCAGGGCTCGGACCGCCAGACGACGGACTTCCTCGTCCGGGACGACGGGGACGTCCAGGCCGTCAGCCGCTACTCGGTCGCGTACCCACGGGCCTCCGGCGTCCTCGGGCGGGTCGAGGTGCGTCACGAGGACGGGGGATATGTCATCGCTCGCCATGGGGTCACGAGTCGGGACGAGTTCGTCGCCGTCAGCGGCGGGCTCTCGGCCTTCGGGGACCGCCACCCGGAGCTCCTGACCCTGACGTACCACCCCAGCTCATCGTTCCAGTCCGCGGACGTCGGGGGGGTCCTGTACACGCCCGGCGGGTACCTCGGGAAGTACGACGGCTCGTCGTTCACCGAGAACGGCTTCCTGATGCAGGTGGAGGGCCTCAGCGCCTCGCTCGGCTCGGCCTCCCTGGCCGCGGGCCTGGGGGTCCTCCTGAGCGGAAGCCAGTTCGGACCCCTCTCTGCCACCGGTCCCCTCGCCTCGGCCTCGTTCACCTACGAGGTGGTCCCGGTGGCCTACGACGCCCTGGGGAACGAGGAGCAGGGCGGCTGCGTCTCGCTCCTGCAGGTCTACCTCACAGCGTCGATCGGGAACGTCCAGAACACGGCCTCGCTGACCTGGAACACGATCGCCCACACCCGACGAAACGGGGACGACGCCCCCGACATCCGCTTCAAGGTCTTCCGGACGGGGTTCCTGAACGGCGCGCCCCTGACGACCCGGCAGAGGATCGACGACCCGGCCAAGCCGGTCGTGAACCAGACCGGCTCGGACACGGTCACGTTCACCGATTCGGTCCCGACGGCGGTCCAGGCCCTCGGGGAGGTCTCGTACACCCAGCTGTCGCCGACGAACGCTCCGGTCCCGGCGTGCTCCTACCTCGCCGGGGCCGGGGACCGCCTCTACGTCGCCGGGGTCGAGGGCCGTCCGGTCGACGTCCTCCCGTCCAAGCTCCGGCTCGGCGGCCCGGTGGCCTTCGCCGACGGGGCCTCGTTCTCGATCGACAGCGCCGGGGGCCCGATCACGGGCATCGGCGCCCTCGACGCCGACGTCGCGGTCTTCAAGGCCACCCGGGCCTACCACACGGTCGCCGACGGCCCGGACAACACCCTGACGGACACGACCCCGTACCCGATCCCGACCCTCGTCAACGGCGACGTCGGCGCCGTCGCCCCGGCGGTGATCACCCAGGTCGCCTCGGCGGACCCCGCGCTGCAGGGCCTGGTCTTCCGCTCAGCCCGCGGCTTCCGCCTGCTGCAGCGCGGGATCACGATGGTCGACGTCGGGCACATGATGCGACGCTTCGATGGGCTCCACGTCGTGGCCGGCCTCTCCCCCTCGAACTCCGAGGAGGCCCGGTTCCATACCTCCGAGGGGAGGACCCTCGTCCTCAACACCCGCTACAACGAGTGGTCGACGTTCCCGGACCAGACGGCCGTGGCCGCGGCGACGTACCGGGGGGCCGCCGCCTTCGTCGGATCCGACGCTCGGGTGCGGGTCGAGACGACGGGCACCTGGCTCGACAACTCCCTCCCGTATCCGCTCAGGATGACGACCGGCTGGCTTCCCCTGAACGGCCTCCAGGGCCTCTCCAGGGTGCGTCGGCTCCTCGTCCTCGGGGACTTCCACAGCCACCATCGCCTTAGGGTGGAGATGGCGGTGGACTACCGGGACAGCTGGCGGGTGGTCAAGGAGGTCGACACCCGCCAGGCCCTCGGGGTGACCTACTACGGCGGCCCCCCCTCCGGCTCCGCGACGGGGTCGGCGGGGACCTATGGCTCGGGCAGCTACGGCGGGTCGGACCCGGTCTACCAGTTCGAGTTCCGCCTGCCGATCGAACGCTTCCAGATGGTCCGCTTCAGGTTCACGGACGTGGGTCAGGAGCTCTCGGGTTCGGCGGAGCCGGGGCGCTCGTACTCCCTGACCGAGCTACGGATACTGACGGCGTTGGACACGGCCAGGCCGTCGCTGCCGACGAGAAAGATCAGATGATGGGCCTATCTGTATCGTGCACACAACGACGGATAACGTTCGACTCATCAACGAGATGAAGTCGAGACCATGCTACGACTGCGCCGGATCGTTCCCGACCGTTTGCATGGACTTCGATCACCGACCCGATGAGGTCAAGCTCGGGTCCGTCGGCTCTTTCCGAAAGGATCGAGTGGCATTGCTCTCCGAGGCGGCGAAGTGCGACGTGGTCTGCTCCAACTGCCATCGGATCAGGACATCGAAACGTGGTGCGTCAACCAAGACGCGAGAACGGCTATCGACCGCACGATTGAGGCTTACTCCAGAGAGGCGACGCGAGATCACCGCTGAGGCGAACAGGATCAGATCCGCCAAGGCCCGGGAGAGGCGTCTGGCAAGACCACAGCACGAACAGGACGCACTCGCACGTAGATACAAGAGGGAACGGGAATTGGCCCAGCTGAGGTCCATGGGACTCGAACGCCCCCGGCGTGAGACCAATGTCCAAAAGGCCGGCGCTCTCGGCATCAGCATGCCCACGTTCTACCGACGGCAGGCGAGGGAAGCGCGGTGAGGTCAGGGGATGACCCGGAGGCCCCGTCGGATCGTCTACGATGTGCCCCGTCCCGCTCCCCGGTGGGCGGACCACCGGGGCCCGCGGGCCCCGCCCAGACGATCCCGTGTGATCCCGTGGACGGGGACCGAATGCCGTGGTCCGGGCCTATATCGTCGGATGACGGGAGCGGGGGGACGGGACTGAATGGCCACTAGGAACGGATACTCGGGACTGGGATTCAAGAGGGCGGCGGCTGGAGGCGGGAACGCGGGGACGGGAGGAGGGTCGCCTCCCGTCCATCCGGCGGTTCCCGGGAGCGTCCCGGTGGCCTCGTCGCCGTCGAACCCATACGCGGGCCAGCAACAGGGTGGCCCGCCCGCCGGCTACGGTCCCGGTGGTCCCGGCGGCGGCGCCCCACCCGTCCCCGTCGCACCGCCGACCGCTCCTTCACCCGGGAGCTGGCTGGTCGACCCGACCCACACGGACGACGGCGACAAGTACAAGCCGAGTCCCGCGGCGGCGTCCGTCGCCGGGAGCGACCCGACGAACTGGAACTCGATCAATCACGCGTACGACGTGACAGGTCGGGAGGCCGGGTTCACCCAGACGGCCCGCGACGCGTATGACCGCCAGACCCAGTTGGCGGACCTCCTCCAGGCCGGGGCCTCGGGCCAGGGCCCCTCGGGGGCCGGGATGGCCGGCGCCGCCCAGCGGGACGCCAACCTCACCCAGGCCGCCGCCCTGCTCTCCGGGCGTCGCGGACAGGGCGCGGGTGTCGGGGTCCGGGCGGCCGGCAACCAGGCCGTCGCCGGGAACCAGCTGGCGGCCCAGACCGAGGCCATGGGTAGGGTCAATGAGATGCAGGGGGCCCGGGGACAGCTCGCCGGGGTTCTCGGCCAGCAGGCGAACGAGAACGTCTCCCAGGCCCAGCTGGACCAGCAGGTGCGGCTCGCGAACTCCGGCCAGGCCCAGCAGGCGATGCTGGCGAGCCAGGCCTCCCAGCTCGGGATCAGCGAGGCGGAGATGCAGCAGCGGGCCCGTCAGGAGCAGATGGCCTACGGGAACCTCAACCCCGGGGGCGGCGGCGGGGGAATCGGCCAGTACTTCGCCCCCGTCCTCGGTGCGGCCGGGGCGGTCATCGGGGGCATCTACGGGGGTCCGGGTGGGGCGATGGCCGGCTACAGCGTCGGGAACGCCGTCGGCTCGGGACTGTCACACGCGGCGCACGGGAAGTACGTCAGGGGGCCCACCGTGGCCCTCATCGGCGAGGCGGGGCCCGAGGTGGTGGTCCCGCTGACGCCCGGGAATGAGCACAGGGGGATGCAGGTGTCGGCGCTACACTCGATCGTCAGGGCCCTCCACGAGGGCCGCCTCGACCGCGGGGACGCGGACGGGGCTCCCCACATGGCGGACGGCGGGTACGTCGGGGCGCAGGTCCCCGTCCCGCAGCTGGGCCAGCCCCAGGTCCCCCAGATGCCCTACGGGTACGGCTACCAGCCCCCGGTCCAGCTCATGGGCATCGGGCAGCGGGTGGTCCCGAACTTCAACGTCAACCGGAACATCCAGAACGCCAGGATCAACGCCTCGATCCAGGCCCTGGTGAACTCGTACGTCGCCCACCTCTACGGCAAGCAGGCGGCGGCGGACAAGGCCGCGAAGGCGAGTAAGGCCGACGCGGACTCGCTGCCGCTCTCCCAGCGCTTCCCCCACGGCGGGGGGACCGGCGAGGGCCCCGTGACCGACCCGTCCCAGCTCGACGGGGCGATCGCCGCGGCCCCGGCGCAGGGCTCGTACTGGACCGCGGACCTGCCGGGTGTCCTCGGGGACGCCGCCTCGGACGTCCCCGCGATGGCGGACGGCGGGTACGTGGGACGGCCCACCGGTAATCCGTATGCCGCGATCGCTTACGCCAACAGGAACAGGGGCGGAAGGGCGTACTGATGCCCGACGACCGCTTCGACCCGACCTCCCCGGGTGCCCTCGGACGGCTCCTGAGGGCCCAGGGGCTGCTCTCATCGACCTCAGGTTCGGTCCCCCGGGTCGACGCCGTCTCCGGCGCCGGGCCGATCGTTCCCGGGGGGCCGGCGTTGCCGGCCCTCGTCCCGATGGGAGCGAAGGCCGCCGAGGGACCCATGGAACGGGCCCCGGCGCCACCGCCCGCGGTGAACACCGCTCCACGCAACCGCCCACTGGGTGTGGTCCCGGTCCCCGTCCCGGTGTCGCCGCCGGTCCAACAGCAGCCACCCGTGACCGTCAACGTCATCGGGAACGGGGGCGCGCCCCCTCCTGTCTCGAGTGAGCTGCCCGGGTCCCCCTCGTACCAGGACCTCGTTAGGGCCCAGGGTGGGGCCCCACCCGTCCCATCGATCCCCATCCCGCCGCCCGCCGCCGGGCTCCCCGCGGACCCGAACGCGCCCCTCCCGTCGATGCGGGACCGCCTGCTCCTCGCCCAAGGGGCGTCGCCCCAGGCGCAGGGACAGCCCCAGACGCCCCCCACGGTCACGCCGGCTCCTCTGGGCGGGCCTCCCGTCCCCGGGGTGCCTGCGGCCACCCCCGCACCCACCGCCGCTCCTCAGACGACTCCAGACGTCGGTCCCGTCGGTGTGCCGCCCGACGAGCGCCTGCCCCTCGGCGACGAGGACGACTACGTCCCCACCCAGGCGGACATGGACCCGACGACCTGGACCCCTCCGAAGGCGCCTCCCGAGGGCCTCACCCCCGCGCCCAACGGCAGGCCGGGGCAGTACCTCGACGGGGCCCGACGGACGGTCTGGCGCACCGGGGACCCCCGGAGGGACTCGTTCCTCGAGCGCGAGAGCGGGCTGGTCGAGGGCATCATCAGCGATCACCCCCAGATGCGACTCAGCGACTCCCAGCGGGAGGCCCTGGGCTTCACCGGGGAGACCCCTGAGGAGAACGCGGAGGCGATCCAAGTCATCGGGAACCGCCCCGACCCGTACATGATCGACGCCAAGGCGCGGAGGTACGCGGCGGCGGCCATGCCCGAGCCGCTGGCCCAGCTCGACCCCCGGACGGGCCGCCCGGTCCCGCCCTCCGAGGACGACCTCGCCTACGTCCAGGCCCGAAACCTCGACCAGGGTTTCTCTGATCGGGTCGAGTCGCTGGCCCGTGAGCGGGCCACGGAGGAGGAGAGGGCCGCCCGGGCCCTCCCGCTTCAGGAAGAGCACGCGAGGTCCGCCATGGCCGTCGCCGACCAGCGACGGGAGCTCCTGGACCGCTACGTCGCGGACCACCGCCGCTTCTGGGACGAGGCCCGCGGGGCGCAGGCCCGGGCGGACGCCATGTACCCGAACCCCGACGACCTCCTCGGAGGCGAGGGGTCGTGGTCCCGGGCGATGGCCCTCGGGATCGCCTCGGTCAATAGTCCCGTCGCCTTCCAGGGGCTCTCGGCGGTGATCAACTCCCAGATGGCCCTCGAGTGGGCCGGTCAACAGGCCGCATACGGTCGCGAGCGCCAGCGGGAGGCCACCGCCCTCGGGAACGCCGAGGAGGCGTACCGGACGATGGCGACGGAGGACGGGGCCCGGGTCGCCCAGGGGGCGGCCGCCAAGGAGCGCCTCGCCGCGGGGCTCGAGCTCGTGGGGGCGCGAACGGCCGACCAGGCGGTCCAAGCGAAGTACCAGGGCCTCGCGGGCCAGCTCAGGCTGGAGGCCGCCAAGGACCTCGGGGCCATGGCCACCCAGATGGCCAACCGGGACCTCAAGGACGCCCAGCTGGCGATGAAGGGGATGCACTACGACACGAAGCTCCATCGCTGGGTCTCGATGTTCGGGGACGGGGGAGGGGGGACCGGAGGCCCCGGGGGAGCCCCCGGACAGGCCGTCCAGTCGCCCACGAACCCGTTCGGGAAGCTAGGTGTCCGGGAGCCTGACCGGAGCGGTCGACCGGGCGGCTGGTGGCAGTCATCGGACGACGACTCGGCGAAGAAGGCCCGGGAGGCCGGGATCGAGTACGGGAAGCTCGACGACGCGATCAATCAGATGCAGGTGCTGGCGGCCCAGGCCAAGGGGGCCAAGAGCGCCGGGGCCCAGGCCTGGAGCAAGTGGCAAAGCGAGCACGAGGCCGAGTACAAGCTGGCCTTCCTGAACGCTACTCAACTCGCGGCCCGCGTCCTCCACGGCCGCCCACCCGGGAAGTTCACGATGCAGGAGGTCCACGACGAGTACCCCCAGCTCGCCTCCGCCTGGGAGTCGAACAACGTCGAGGGGGTCATCCGCTGGCTCAGGGACGACGCCGACCGGAACTACAACAAGTCGATGCACCAGTACGGCTACAACGGGACCTACCTGAGTGACCGGCCGACGCCGACCCAGGCGCCGACCGCGGAGGAGCTGCGCCGCTCGGTCGTCGGGGACTACGTCCCGGGCCACGCCCCCGACGTCGAGGCCGCCGTGGGGCAGAACCGCGGGGGGTCGGCCGACGACCGCGGGGCCCTCGGAGCGTACGTCAAGGAGTACTACACGCTCCTCAACGGCACCGACGGGGGCCTCGCCTCCTCGCTGGACGAGATGCGGCGGAAGGCCGACGGGAACAGGCTGAGGGCCGTGCAGAGGAAGGACGTCGCCGGGGCATCGAAGTGGCGGGTCATCGCCGAGTCGATCGGCTCCCAGGCCGCCGAGGTCAGGTCCGGGACGGCCCGGAAGGCGATCGAGGCGCAGAGGGCCGCGGAGGCCGAGCGGAACCGCCTCGGCGACAGCCTGATGCGCCTGCCGCACTGACGTGACCCGCCAGGAGCACTGAGGGGACATGGGAAGGCTTCGCAACACCCGCACAGGGGAGACCTACGAGGTCCCCGACGTCGACGCCGTCCAGGCGGCCCGGCAGGACCCGGACCTCGAGGTCGTCGGCGACGTCGCCGTCTCCCCCCAGTCCCGCTTCCCGGGCGCCGCGGTGGCGGCCGACCCCAACGCCGAGGCGACCCCCGAGGCCGACGTCGCGGGCTTCTACCGCGCCCAGGAGGCCGAGCGGGAGCACGACACGGCGCTCTCCCGGACCAAGGCCGCCCTGGGCGGCGGGGCCCAGGAGCTCAGCCTCGGGTTCGTCAACCCGTGGCGGGAGGACCAGGAGTTCCACCCGGGCTACGCCCTCGGTGGGAGGGTCGGGGGCATCGCGGCCACGCTGCTGGTCCCCGGGGCCGGGGAGGAGAACCTGGCCCGGGCCGGGGCGGAGGGGATCGCCGAGGCGGCCGGTGCCGCCCGGGAGGCCGGCTCGATCGGACGGACCGTCGGGAGGGCCGTCGGGTACACCCCGCTGGGCCTCGCCACCCGGGCCGGGGAGGCCGTCGGGGGACTCGTCAGGGGGGCCTCGGCCGGGGCCAGGATCGCCCGTGCCGCCGTCACCGCCGGGACCGCCGGCGGGGCCATCGGCCTCGGGACCGAGCTCTCCCGCCAGCTCCTCGACTCCGACGCCGCCTTCAGCGGCGAGGCCCTCGTCGGGGCCGCCGCCCACGGGGCCCTCCTCGGCGGGGTCCTCGGGGCGGCCGGCGGGACCCTCACGGAGGGCCTCGGGGCGCTCGGGAGGAGGCTCTCGGGTCGCGGGGAGTCGGCGGCCCCGGAGGCGCTGGCCCCCGAGGAGTACGCCGCTCGGGCGGAGGCCCGGGCCCCCACGCCCTACCGCGAGGCCCTCGACGCGGGTCCGCCCCGTCCGCCCCTCGCCCCCATGCTCGACCCGCGGAACGTCACGCTGGTCGACGCGGTCGCCTCGCGGGCCAGGGACCTCGGGACCCTCGAGTCCCGCCTGACCGAGCTCCAGGAGGCCCCGGCGCTCGCTCGGTCCGCCGGCCTGTCCCGGGAGTACCTGATCGCGTCCCAGGGGACGGTGGCCCGGGAGCTCGCCGGCCTGAAGTCCCTCAGCCGCTTCGAGGACGCCCCCCTGGCGAGGATCGCGGAGGACGCCCACGCGAACGACCTGATCGGCGTGCGCCTGGCCCGGGAGACCGAGCGGATCCCCCCCCGCTGGTCGGACGCGGAGCAGCGGGCCGCGGACGTCTCCGCCCGTGACCGGGCCCTCGACGCCCTCGCCGAGCGCCGGGCCCGAGGCGAGCCCGTCTCCCAGGCCGAGGAGGACGCGGTCCGCTACTCGGTCCAGCTCTCCTCGGGGCGCCCGCCCGCCCAGGCGGCGGAGGTCGGGGGGTCCCTCCTCGCCGGCGTCGCCCGCCGGATCATCGACCGGGTCCCCGGGGGGCGGCTCATCGGGACCACGCTGGGCGTCGCCGCCCCCGTCGGGATCGCGGAGCACCTCGTCACCCACGGCGTCACCGGCCTGCTCGGCCACGCGGTGCTCCCGGTCGCGGCGGTCGGGGTGGGTGTCAAGGCCGTCCGGGCCGCCTTCCGGGACCCGATCGTCGGGGGCATCGTCGCCGCGGACGCGGCCCACGTCCTGGACTCCACCGGCGTCCTCCGGGGGGAGCGTCCCCGGGCCTCCGCGGACCCCCGACGTGCGCTGAGGGACCTCGGGGACCGGGTCCGGACCGTCACCCCGGCCCAGGTGCGGGCCTCCGTCGTCGCCTCCCTGTCACACGCCGCGGGGGCCTCCCCGACCGCGGTGGCCCAGGCCGGGGTCGCGGCCGCCAACCGCCACGCCGCCCTCCTGGCGGCCCTCGACCGGGCCGACCCGATGCCGACCACCCCGGGCCAGGCCCTCCTCGGGCGGCCCCTTCCGACGGCCTCGGCGGCGCGGGGCGTCGCCGACCTCATCAGGATGGCCTCCTCCCCGGCGGCCTTCCTCGTGGCGGCCTCCCGGGGTCGACTGACCCCCGCGATGATGTCCCAGTCCGAGTCGGTCTGGCCGGCCACGGTCAGGCGGGCCCGGGCCGAGCTCACGGCGCGGCTCTCCCGACCCGGCGTCGGCGACCGCCTCGGCCCGACCGAGCGACGGATGGCGGAGCTGGTGCTCGGCCGGGACGCGTCCATGGGACAGCTCCCCCGCTCGACGGCCTACTCGGCGGCCATGCGGTCGTCCGCCGTCGCCTCGGCCGCTCCCCCGGCCCCGCCCCCCGGCGGTCCCCGTCCCGGAGTCGTGCCGACCCGACCACCCGCCCCGACCCCCGCGGTCAGGGCGGCGAACCCGGGGACATACCGCTGATGCGGTGACCGACCCCTAGCTACAAGAGACGGAACTGAAACGATAGGACAGGAGACGAGACGACATGGCGATCCCCAACGACAACCAGTGGAAGCGACAGACGATCGCGGCCACGGGCACCGGCAGCTTCTACTTCGTCGACACGGCCACGCCGTGCCTGGCGATCCAGACGTTCCCGATCAGCCCGGCGACCGACGTGCAGGCCCCGCTGGTCTTCTACTCGAACGTCAACCCGAGGTCCTTCGACGCGAGCATGCCGGGGGACCCGAACACCCCGGTCACCAGCTCGGCGCACGCCTACGTCTGGGCCCAGGACACGTCCTTCAGCGGGACGATCGTCGGGGCCTCGGCCTTCCTGACCTCGTCGCTGTACAACATCGGCAACGTGGGGGCCCAGCACCTGCTGGTCAAGGTCCCCTCGGTGGTCGGGGGCGACGTGGTCGTCGCGGTCAACAGGAAGGGCTGAGCCGATGGCCCAGGGGACCCGCCAGGGGACCAGGCAGCAGTCCAGGACGGGGGTCGTCGAGGGGACCGCCCCGGACGTCCTCGACCTCCCGACCGTGCAGCTGGCGGCCGTCCATGTCACGCCCGACGTGGGCGTGCTCTTCACGACCCTTCAGCTCTTCGTGACGGGGACGATGACGAACGGGGCCCAGTTCAACCGGACGCAGTTCGCGACCTACAGCATCACCGCGGGGGACACGGCGGCGGTCTCCTCCCCCGGGGGCCTGCTGACGGCCACGGCGGCCGGGAGGGTCTACGGCGGCGCCGACACCGTCCTCGCGACCGACGGACCGGGCGGCTCCGTCACGGACACCGCGGCCGCCACGGTCATCGCCTCGGACTCCGGGTCCTCCGACCCGTGCCCGCGGATGCCGCTCCGGGACTCCGACTGGGTCGCCCTCGGGCACGGGTCGGAGG